GTTTTTTCACAATTCACAAAATAGGCGATTGATTCTATCGCCGGGCGCGTCCTAGCGGCGCGCCTAACGATGCAATCATAGCATCAATCAAGGGCAATTGTGCCCGCAAACTCTAGACGGAGAAATGCCGTGGAACAATTAAAAGAACACGTTCGCGCCATTGCGAACAATATACACAAGGGCATTCCTGATATTTCAGGTTTCGATTATTTAAACGATGCTTTGGACATTCAATACATCGTCACCGGCCAAGGCGAATATATCGGCGCCCGTATTCTTGTCGCGTTTGGCGGCCCTAATATTTGGGTGAACACTCATACCGGCACTGTTGAGGGCTATTGGTATGGCGATTATGCGACCGGCGCATTCCTTAATGATCCAATGGATATCAACGGCGCTTGTCGCGAATTGTGGGAGTGCAAATGATGTATTTTTATTTGAACCCCAAATCCGCAAACAAAAAAACCGGCAAAATGCCCGTGTCCACAAGTGATCGTGGCACATGCCCCGACGCTTGCCCATTCAAGAATAATGGCTGTTACGCGGAAGGATATCCGCTGAAAGGGCGTTGGGACGAAGTAACATCCGGCAAACGTGGCGGGTTGTTTTCCGATTTCGTTAACCAGGTCGCGGCATTGCCGGACAATATCTTATGGCGCCACAATCAAGCGGGGGATCTTCCAGGCGATGGTGAAAACATCGATCGTGGCGCCCTTTTGGCACTCGCTGGCGCGAACGCTGGAAAGCGCGGTTTTACGTTCTCACATTACGACGTGGAATCGAATAAACATAACCGCGCCGCGATAGCAACGGCGAACGCCAAGGGGTTTACCATAAACCTTTCGGCGAACAATTTGGACCATGCCGACAAGCTAACGGATCTTAATATCGGTCCGGTCGCGACGGTGTTACCTCACGATTTCGACGCCCGCAAAACGACAACGCCGAAAGGGCGCATTGTGGCACAATGCCCGGCAACGTATCGCGACGACGTAACGTGCAAAACATGCGGCTTGTGTCAAAAACAATCGCGCCGCGTTATTGTCGGATTCCCGGCCCACGGTAATAGCAAGCGCAAGGCTAGCGCCGTGGCCGCATAAACGCGCTCACATTGCGATTTATCGCCATTGGCGGGGGTCCGTTCGGATTGCCCGCCTTTGGTGTTAGTAGGGCAATGGTGCCCATGTGAAAGGATACGAAATGAATAGTTTCGATTGGCAAGATGCCACAAAGCATTTGAAACCTGGCGCTTTAGTTTTTAAGGACCGCCTGAGCGTCGATAGCGTTGACGAAAAGCGTATTTACTTGACTAGGGTGGCCACAAGCAAGCCCTTGATCGTTACCCGTTGCATGATTGAAAAGACGCACAAGCGCCTAGTCGCTGGCGATGTTATCGCATTTCGTACGATATCCTATACAAGCGCCATTGAAGCCGTCGTTATTGACGTTTTAGGAAATGCCGTTGCGACGGCGCAAATTGACGGTAAAGGGCATTATGTGAAAGGGGGCACGAAATGAAAACGCCACAAATCACGCCACCATGGTCGACGGGTATCTATATCGGAAACGGTGTTGTTGCCGAACCCAAACCAAAAAAGATCCGCCTGGAATGCGCCGATTGCGACGACGATTTAATTGCAATCGATGCATCGCCCTACTGGGATGTTGACGCCCAACGGTGGGAAATTAGTGAAGTTTACGATAATGATCGGTATTGTACGCAATGCGGCAGTAATAACATTGACGAAATTGAAATAGAATGAAGCCCGATGAATTGAAACGCATTCGCCAAGCCCTAGGCCTATCGGTTTACGGCTTGGCGAATGCTTTATCCGAACCTGGACATAAACCCGTAAACCCGCGAACCGTGCGGCGTTGGGAAAACGGAACCCAGGATATTCAGAGTCCGGTGGCCGTCGCTTTGCGCCTGATTTTGGCTGAGAAAAACCGTCAAAATTGACCGAATTGGAGCTAGTGGGCTAATCGCGGCTCACTAGTTTCATTTTCTGGCGTTTCGTTTTCCCACCCGATAATCATGGGGCCGGAATGTTTCACTTCGCTTTTCTGAATCGGCTGAAAATCTTTAAGCAATTTTTCCGCTTCCCAGCGGGAGTGCGCCAAGCATTCTTTCGCCCGCAAAATGTCGTCGCGGCTAATCGCCTGTTCAAGCGCCAGTTTGTCAGTTTCCAGGCGCGCAAGTATGCCGTCGCGCCGGGCTTCGTTGACCATTTCGCGCAGTTCTGGGTCATTGCGTTTCCATATGCGGACGTTGGTCGGATGCACATCAAGTTCCGCGCACAATTCATTTTCGTACCGGCCAGCCTCAAGCCCTAGCAGCAAAGCATCGATCAATTTTTGACTGCGTTTCGTTGGTCGGCCCATCGCCTGGCACCTCGTAAAACGGGACGTGGCCGGGTTTGACGCCGGCCACGCAAGAGTCTTAGAACAAGTTAGGCGGGACAATCCCACCTTGTCGAACTCTACCCAATCAGAATCGCCCTGTAAACTCAGGCGTTTCATTGATAGCTACATTTTGTAGTAGTTTTTTAGTCCATCTAGCACCAAACGTAGTGTTTCGATGGACGATTTCCCATTTCTCCAGGTGCTAATCGGGTTGGAATTGCCCAAGCAATGTTCGGCTAGATCGGCCAACGGATAGCCTATGTGGCGCATCGCCGCACGAACTTCTGCCTTGGCCCGCTGGACACTTTCCAACATTTCGATGGCCGGCGCCGATGGTATGTGGCCAAATCGAACGGTGGCGTAGACTTCTGCCAGCATGGCGCGTCGGAATATTTCGGCAAATCGCTGACCGGCTGCATATTGTGCGGCATCGATCAGTTCACGCCGACGCAGGGTTTCGATAGGATCAACGGTGGTGTTACGCGCACGTTTGACGCCAGCAACCATGGTTTCTTCCAACACAAACACCCCGTGTTGCTTGGCTTCCGGCGTTCCCAGGTCGCTATGTGGCGCCTTCAGTTTGCGTTTTCTCCGAACCATTAAAACGGTATATCGTCTTCAAGTTCGTCGGCCATATTGTCAGGCTTGCCCGGCGGAAGTGGGCTCATCGCTAGGTCTTTCGTCACCTTCCAAGCCTTCACATCGGTGTACCAACGCCCGTTGTATTCACGGCTCTCCAGGTCAATGCCAACGTCAACAGCGTGGCCTTCCTGCATTGCCCATTCATCGATCTTGTCACCCCAGACAATGAAACAAACCTTCTTCGGATATTGGCCTTCTGTTTCCAAAACGTATTCCTGTTTGCGCCACGGCCCCTTGGCCGATTCGCCCGATTGTTCGTCCATCACCTGGATGATTTTGCCTTTAATATTCATTCTTCAACATCCTTTGCTTCTACCCATTGTTTTTTCAATTCAGTTATTTTTTCTTTTCGCGCTTGCAATTCTTCTTGCAAATTTTCGTTCTGTAACGTCAGTGACCAGATTTGTGACTCTGCAACACTCAAATCTACTTTGCGTTGTTTAAAATTTACGCCGTTTTCAAACACTGTTCGTATTTCAGTCATGTTTGCCATTGTTCGTTTCGATGCTTGAATTGCGCGATTTAAATGCAGAATATTGGCGTCAATATCTTCAAAAACTTGTATCATTTTGTTTTCGCGGAAAGATTCGTCTTGCACAGGATATTCTTGTAACGATTTTAACGCTTCACACGCTTCAAGTATTACCCGATCTTTCTGAATTGAGTTTTGGTTTTGCAACCATTTCGTTTCTTCAGCAAGCACCCTATAATTGACAGGATGCGGCCCGCCTAAAAATGTTTGGACTGTAATTTTAAACGCCGTTTTGTGTGCCATTTAACCCTTCCTAATTGCTTGGTTAATTACGGATCGTGTTCGGTTAGGCGTCAGCTTCTTCTCCAACGCATCGCGCATCTTTGCCCGTCGATTGCGCCAATCGATTTCCTCTTTCAGTTCGTGCCAGGATGGCCACCACATGGATTGATCTGGCCACTTGCTAAGAACCTCATGCACGATGTCGGCTGGGTATTGCTCCAGGCGTGAGCCGTAAGCCTCAACGGCCAGGTCTAGCGTGATCTGGTCGTCCTTCTTGCGCTTGGTCAGGCTGAAAACTTCAGCAATCAGCATGCCCAACGCCTTGGCTGGCATCGGCTGGCTGGCGGCATCGATGGCTGCAATTGCGGCCGTAAGGTCATCAACGGGGCAGGGGCCGTCGATGGTGTAGGCAACCACGTTAAAATCTGCATCAACCACCGCGTCTAGCGACGAAGCCACCGACGGCGGCAGCGATGCTTGCAGACTGTGTTCCGTTTCCACCACGGATTGGGATTGCTGGCGTGGGATTAATTGCTGTTGTGTCATCAGACCATCGCTCCTGGTTCAACCATGTGCTAGGGTAGGGGATGTAATTTTTGTCCTGACCGCTTGCCGCTTCAATAAATCGATCACGGCCCTGGCAGAGGGTTTCAAAATCAGTTTTTTTAAGGGCTGCTTTGAACGCTTTTCGTGCGCCACCTTTGCCGACTTTTCGTGGCCAAGGCTCATACCAAATTTCGAACAAATCGTCAGATTTGGGCGATATAGTTACGTTAGTAACTATACTAGGTGTAGGTATAGGGGCATTGCGTTCGCATACCTGTTTTTCCTTTTGCCACCGGGACTTAGCGGAAACGCTATTCTTTTTAGCTTTTTTCTTCACATACTCATATTCGTCTTTGAGGCGCTTTTGTGTGATGTGATTCCCAGTGGTGGTGAAGAACTCATCCAGCAGATTTTTGACCAGGTTTTCCATCTGCTGATCGGTGGCCCGCAAGCGCCTTTTTACCCACTCCAGATCGTTCGGAATTTTGCAGTCTGGTGACCGCCAGATCGTCATCAGCAACATCAAATAGAGACCATGTTCCTCATGGGTCAGGTGCAACGTGTCGGCCATATACGCATCGGTCCAAAGGGGTAGGTGGGGAAATTTAGCCATCGTTAAGATCCTGTTGTGGCACGAAGTAGGCCGGGCGCCCACCTACTGGATCGCGCCACCATTTTTGTTGTTTGCCTTCCGCGCCCAAAATATTCCCGCGCACCTGGTATCGGCCATTTGACCCCGTCAGCAGCCAGAACACCCGGTCATCGGGGTCATCGGGGTGTAAGATCAAACGATTGTCAGCGCCGGCAGTTGTGCGAACGTCACAGTCACCCACATCTGGGCCGCGCATAACGCCTGTACCGCCGATGTAAACGTCTAGGTGCTTGGCCAAGGCCATTTCGCCCAGCGCGCCTTCGATGTTCATCTGCCAGCCATTGTTTGCCGAACCGCCATGGCGATGCGTTCGGCCAGCTTTGAGGTTTTGAACCTGACGCATTACGCCAACCATCGCGCCTTGCAGCATTTCTGCGCTCGAAAGCATAATTTGAGTCATCCAACGATACTCATTAAATCAATCTGAATTGGTTTCTTTGTCCAGCGCATTTGCGGCTGACTGCAATCCCAACGCGCAACCATGCCTTCGATCGTGTTCTGTTTGCGATTGTTATTGCGCGCCACGTCCGCGGAATCGACTGAACCAAAAGGATACAGATGGCCAACCCCTTGCATTCTTAGGCCGTGCAGCCAGGGCATTCGGCCCCGCTTTGACACTTCGTTAAACGCTTCTGTCATGCGGCCATGCCACTTATCTGTACCAACGTCGGGATATTCACCCGCCGAACCCAGGCAGACCTTTGGCCAGGCTTCTATCAGCCTTAGCAATCGATCAATCGGCTCATTGAGGTGCCACACGGGGGCACCACGATCACCATGTGGCCACTGCTTGATCAATGCGTCTTGTTCAGCCTCAGAACCGTCGATTACATCAGGGATAATGGCCCAGGTGGTCACGCAATCCAGCCACATATCAGCCCATTCGTAGTAACTTTCCCAATCCGCTTTTTTGCCGGATTTCCACACCGAAAAGGCGCCGTTATCCAACAAAACCGACTGTGAAATCTGATGTGCGATGGTCGCGGCAGTCGGATAAGCATGGCTGATAAGCAAGTGTCTGCCAGCCATTTCAATTAACCGATGGTTCGGATAAATATCGCCGCAATGATAGTGGATCATCACGCCTCGCATACCGTCTTCACGCCTGAGTGCCAGCCAATTGAAATCACCCTCGCACCCAGTAGCCTTGCAAGGTTATCTGTCAGGTCTTCTTGAAACCCTTCTGGCTGATCCTTGGTTAACCGCAGAATGTTTTCAACGGGAATCGTGCGGTCAGAAATGACTTCGACCTGATAAACATCTTTCTTTTTGTCCACGGGACAGACCGCTTCCATCGTGAATGAATATGTTACGCGCATCGCTGCCTCACAATTTGCCAAACAACTAGGGCGGCAATCATCTTACTGACCGTCATCGCTATGACTCCAGACCAACTGAGGTGGTTGATGACGGCCAAAAAAACCGCTGAATCGACAGGCGTTGCAATCGCGCTCGACCACAAAATCCGCTCATGCAGAGGCTTTTTAGTGAAGGAATAAATAGCCCAATCAGCAAACTCTGAAATCAAAAAGGCGGCTAGGCTTGCCACCGCAACAAACGGCGAAGCCATCACATAAGACAACGCGGCGGCAACCAGCATTGCAATGATCACACGATGACCGATTTCGCGCTGGGCGTAATCGCGGGCCACGAAAATTAGGCCAACAATCAAACTCATTGGGGGCCACATTTCGCCGCCGGGCAGTTCTAGCAGCGGGACTACTGTGAAGCCCCAATTTACTAGGACAATCAATACAATGTATCCAAGCGTGTATTTATAACTCATCTTCGGCCTCTCCTGTTCCCTGGCATTCATCGCATTCGACTTCGCGCTCCTCCCAGAACGGCTCGCGGAACCGCGCATAATTGAGCGACATCAAAGCCATTACTTCTGTAATCACCACGCCGTCACCGTTGCATTCGGGGCAGATCATGCCCGCGCCGCCTGATATTCAATTTCCGCCAGCCGGGCGCACCGTGGACAGGCATCGGCGCCGCCCAGGAGTACGGTTTCTTGCACGTAGTAGTTCTCCACCACGCCACGGCTTTGCATAGATCGCGTAAATTCCACGGTCTTTGTATGGATAGGACGCACGATTTCACCCCTGCCCTTGCAAATGTGACACACTATGAGATCTCTTGGATCTTGACGCCAGGATATAAGGCTTCCACCAACTTCTTCTTCAAGCGATAAACGGGCGTTTTCATGCCCTTCACGTCTTCGACAATGGAGTTGCTGGCGCTGAAATAACGGAAGTCTGCCTTGTAAGTGCAGATCTTATGGCCGTTCACCATGCACACAAATGACGGCTGCAATTCCAGGTGCGAAATTTCGCCAGCACGTTCCAGCAAAACAAGTTCCATGTACCGTGCGGCCTCGCGCTTGCTATCAAAGGTAATGCCATCGACTTCCGTTTTAACGGCCCTGTATTTGTTTCTAAAGGCCATCTTTATTTTCCGGCATGTGACCCTGCAAGTTCACCACGTTGCCCCTCTCCGCGCCAAATTGGGCATCGAGGGCACGTTCAATGATCATGGTCATGGTCATACCCCTGCGCTGCGACTCTTCCCGTAAGATGTCCATCAGGTCGGCCCGCAATCGGATGTAGAAAGGCGTCTTAGTTTTCATGCGTCAAACTTTTTTGATTTAAAACTTGACACTCTTATAGCACATAAGTATATACCCGTATAGGCATGACGTTTTGACGACATTGGGTTGTCAGAACATTCACAGAGAGGAATAGAAAATTGACAAACGCAATTACGATTGAACGGACCTGGAATCGTGACCCAGATAAAGATGACTTCAACCATTTGGGTTATGACACGATTACCGTCCACACCTTATATCTGTCGCGTGTTAAGGTGCGGCCAGATCACACTTATGATCACCGACATATGTCGTGGGCACGTACAGCCGAAATCTTCTTTAATCTGGGTGAAGAACTTTATTATTGGAAGAATAAATCTTTCGCAGAACGGTGGGAAATTATTCGCAACAATGAGCGACGCTGGTTCCCGCGTGTATGGCCTCGCCCAAAAGTCCATGTTTACGAATATGCGGCCATTGCAACGTGCGATGGCGAACTGAACACGTTCCTCGATTGGGATGAGTTTGAGGAAATACTGTCATACAGCGTGTATGTGCCAGTGAAGTCCAAGACCACCAAGAAAAAAGCAGCGTAGGGGAGAAGGGTGATGGTAAACAGAAAAATAACGAAATCGCAAATTGAAGCGTTGGCAGAACTAAAAAGACGTGGGGGGGCTGTCATTACAAGCCAGTGGGCAAATGGCAATGGGCGTTACACCACACGCCGCAGCATCCCGCCTTTCTGTAAGAGGATTGAGCGGTGGGCCGCATGGTTTCCGAACTACCCACAACGCATCAAACGGGTGTTCCGAAAGCATCCGCGATGCGAAGCGGTTATTGCAATCACTAATATGCGGGCTGTGAATAAAATTCTGGCAGAGAGGGGGGAGTGATGGACTACAAACAAGCAATCAGCATCATTGACAACGTAATTGAAAACGCATGGTTGAATTTGCACGAAGGACATGAGCCGGAAGAAGCTGAAGAACTGGAAATGGCACAAAAACTGACCGCTGTTGTCCCAAAAGACATGAAAATTCCAGCAGAAATCTTAGAAACAACCATCTGTGATCTCGACACATATTGTGAAAATCAAACCGACATGATCTACGATATTTGTGGATCAGCCGCATACGATCTGGAAATGCTGAACGAATGCATGGAAGAAACGGATCGTTTCGATGAGCAAGATCGTGAGGATATTGCAGATTTCATCCGACTAAAAAAGGCACTGAACTTCTGGTGCGAGTTAAAAGAGAAGGGGGGGGAGTGATGACCGAAGAACTGAAATCCTCAACAACGCTTGCCGATGGCGGCGTCTATGAGTACGGCGGCGGCACGGATGACCCGATGGTGTTGTACTTTCGGGTGTCCACCGCGAAGCAGGGCGCCGACGGCCTGGGTATCGATGCACAAAAGCAAATGTGCATCAACTACCTCAATGGCGGCAAGTGGAAAGTCATAGGCGAGTTCATTGAGGTTGAGAGCGGCGGCAAATCGGAGAAGGAACGGAAACAACTGGATGCCGCGCTGGCAATGTGCCAAAAGCACGGCGCCACGCTGTTGGTGGCCAAGCTGGACAGACTAAGCCGCTCAGTGGCGTTCGTGTCCCGGCTAATGGAATCGGGCATCAAGTTTGTGTGTGCCGACCAGCCGCATGTATCTGACCTAACCATCCACATTATCGTGGCCATGGCTCAATATGAGCGGGAACAGATCAGCGATAGGGTCAAAAAAACCCGCGCTGAAATGAAGCGCATCATCAAGGAAGACGGGTTCTATGCCACCAAGTCGTCTAATCGCCAAAAGAAACTGACCAAGCTAGGATCTGACAATTGGGATCAGGTCCAGAAGGAAGGGCAAAAGGTCAAGCAGAATAGGGCCGACGCCTATGCGCTCAGCGTGTGGCCTGAGATCGTGCAGTGCCGCCAGCTTGGCATGACAACTATGCGGCTAATCGCTAAGGAACTGACCCGGCGTGGCGTTCAGACCCGCGCACGGCAGCGCCAGATCGACAAAGACAAGGCCGTGTTTGGCAAGCCTGGGTATGGGGAAGGGGAATGGCACTGGCACCCGCAACAGGTGAAAGCCATCATTGATCGTGTCGAAGGTGATAAATAGTTGACATTTAAAATTGTTGATATAAATCACCAAAAAAAACTTGATAGAAACGTAGTAAAGCAGTTACAGATGGGAACCAAATTCAACAAAAGGCTTGAGCAGTATGACCAAAACCATCCGAAATCACGGCGTGAATTACGTTCTGTGGTGCGGAAACTTGGCGATGGTCATGCGCGATTGCTTGTCCCAATGCTGCACCCCGATCACATTCGGTTTGCGGCCATTGTCTTTGAAGACCTTGCCAAAATATTCGATGAAATTGCTGGCAAGCGTACTACCAACATCCAAAAAGTGCTAACCGCGAAGGCTGTTTTGAAGAAAGCAAACGATGACCTGGAGAACTATGCCCGTGACGATATGTCGTATGTGTACGGTCTAAGGTCGTTATTCCATGACAGACGCGAAACTTAATCAGATTGGCAGGAGAGACTTACCATGTACTTACCAAAACCGCATAATGTATACTCTGATAAGAGTAGACTTTTTATCAACACCTTGAAAATGCTGGGCGGCGTCACGTTATTTGTGGCACTAATGGCAGGGGTCTATGCCTGGACGATCATGGGCGCCGCGATGTTGGGGGTTCTATGATGAACCTCTTCCAATATGCGGATTATACCGCATTGCAGGGGGATTTGAAAGTCGCTCAATCCCGCTGCCAAACACGCCGCATCAATCACATTCAGAACGAACTGAAGGCTGTGGTCACGGACATCCTACGGGATGAAACAGGGCCAACGGTTCCCGTCAAGAACCAAGTGGGTTCGGCCCACGCCAGCGACATGGGGGGTACAAGATAAAATGGTAGGTAAACTGACATCAAACTTGATGTGTAGCTGTAGTATCTTGCCCTATGTCATGGGCTTATCGCCGTACAAGACGCCCAACGAACAGTTGCTGGAAATGTGGGCTGAGAAGCAGGGCGAGGGCAAAGAGTGGGAAGGCAATGAAAGCACACACTTTGGCAATGTCCTTGAGCCAATAGTCCTTACGGAAGGGTGCAACCGCCTGGGCCTCGTTCCCGAACTTGATATAACCGAACCTGTGGTGCATCCGACACTGCCGCTGGCGGGTAGCCTGGATGGCAGGGCCGATGGGAAAAGCATGACCATACACCATGACCCGTCTAAGGGCATCTATGTGGTGGGTAACAGCCGCATTGTTTTGGATGGCATTGGTGTCCTTGAAAGCAAGGTTACGCGGAGCCGGGCAGAAGACTTCCCGCCGATGTGGCGTGGGCCTGTCCAGGTGCAGGGTCAGATGATGTGCGGCGGCTATAAGTGGGCGGCGCTGATCATCTTATATGGCGGCGTGGAAATGCGGATCTTCCTGTTTACCCTGCATGCCGGCACAGAAAAATCCATCACTGACGCATGCTTGGATTTGGATAGACGGCTAAACGCGGACGAAATTGAATATTACGATCTTGCCGATGCGGCCGATGCCGCGCTTGTCTATTCGCTTGGCGACAAGGAAGAACCTATCGATCTGCCAGCCGGGTTTGACATTCTTTGCGAAGAATACTTGTTGCTGAAAGAAAAGATTAAAGAAGGCAGCGAGGCACTTGGAGTGCTAACTGCGGAAATCCAAAGAAAGATGGGCAACCACACATCCGGCCTGGCCGGAAACTATCGTGTGTCCTGGCCTGTCAAAAAATATCGTGAGCAACCTGAGAAGATTGTACCGGCTAAGCCGGCGCATCAGGCTCGTCAGAAAACCATTAGTGTAAAGGAAATGAAAAATGGGTGAGGTAGCTATCAAACAGAGCGGGATCCTGACGCCAAGAAATATGGGCGAGGCCATGCAGTTTGCCGAAACGATGGCCGCGTCGGCGTTCTGTCCGAAAGCGTTTCAAGGTAAGCCGGCAGATATTGTGGTCGCTGTCCAGTGGGCAAGCGAAGTAGGGCTGGCGCCACTGGCCGCGATGCAGAACATGGCGGTGATTAATGGCAAGCCAAGCCTGTATGGTGACGGCATGATGGCGCTGATCACTGGCCACCCTGAGTACGTCGGTCATAAGGAATGGCGAGAAGGTGACGAAGCCTTTTGCACGATTGTTCGTATGCGGTTCAGCGAGAAAATTGAAACCACAAGATCGTTTAGCATGGCCGATGCTAAGCGGGCAGGGCTGGACGGCAAGGGACCGTGGCGGTCTTACCCCAAGCGCATGTTGCAGATGCGGGCGCGTGGGTTCGCGGCTAGGGATAGTTTCCCTGACGCGCTCAGTGGCGTCATCATCAAAGAAGAGGCAATGGATTATCCAACGAAACCGGATCAACCCAAAGATATTACTGATCAGGTAGTGGTTGAACCGTCAAACCCGATGGATGCTACGTTTGGGGGGGATGTTCCAGAAAGTGACCCGCCAGGATTGCTTGAGAGCAACGCTGTGGATGTTCCTGATGCTGGTGTCCCAGAAAATGCGGATGTTGCTGAGAGCGTAACAGAGGACAACACAGACGAAGGCGACGAACGCGCCTGGGAAATGAACGAGGAAAGCGGCATTAAGGAGTATCCCACGGCAGACCAGTGGATGGCTGGCATGGAGAAGGCTTGGAAGGACATCGAAGCTGACAAGGACATGAGTTTCGAGGACCGGCGCCACGAAATTTCCGAACACAAGAAAGACCATGACGATACGATTGACCGGCTCAAAGCAGAACACCCCGACAAGGCGGAAGCGTTCGGCAATGATTACAAGAAGATCTTACGGCGCTTGTCCGCCAAGGCAAAGGAAGCACAAAAATGAGAGCGTCTTTAACACCAATGCAAATCAAGGTGTATGGTTTTATACGCCAATACCGGGCCGAACATGGGACTGTTCCGACCAACCAAGAGATCGCCACGGGGGTGGAAACCACGTCGGCAAATGCTCATAGAATTATTAAAGGGCTAACCGCCCGTGGGTACATCATCCCAGGCCCGCCCAGGACATGGCGGTCGTACACCCTGGTTGAAGATCACGAGAACGTGAACCCAATGATGGGCGTACATTCTGCCGCCACCGACTTTGTCCGCAAGCATCGCGCATTTATGGACGCCGTTGAGAGCGGGCAAGACACAGAAGACATGGGCCATGAGGTGCAACAAGCACTCAAGAAATTAACCGTCGAAGTAGGGGAGAATGTGTGATGAATGACCGTCAGTGTATCCAGCGGGAGTTGCGAAACGCAAGGCGCGTTATCACAAACCCTGACAAGTTCTCATCAAGCCTGATCGATACCGCATGGGCTGTCATCAGGTCTGCAAACCGGCAGAATATTTATTTGCACCCGCTGCCGTTTGCTTCAGCTTCTGGTGCGTATTCCTGTTCGCCGTCGCAGCAATCCAACACGGGCTGTTTGCATGAGGTGCAAACATAGTGCGACTGCACCCGTTCCAGGCGGGTTGACTGTCCACACCACGGGCAGTCGATCAGTCTGTCGGGAATCATCTAGGATAAGAATAGGTTGCGCTCAGCCACACGCCGACGTACTAGCCCCGGCAGTATGCGGCCGGCTGATCGCCGCCACTTAGGAAACTCATCTGCTGCACCCTCGTAATCCAAACGTGAAATCTTCTGGCGAAGCGTACTGCGAAAAAAGTTTCCGCTGCCGATGTTGTAGCTAAGACTGCATAGGCTTGAGAACTGGTTCTCAGTTAGAGGCGCTTTGACAACTCGCGCAATTGTACCCTCAACGTGTTGCACTTCTTGTCGGAGCAAAGCTTCGCCTTCGACTTCATCAATGTCAGCGTGATCAGGGGTGACACGATTGCCATTGCAATCATATGTAGAACCCCAGCCGATTGTCCATCGGGCGCCGCAATGGTAAACGCTGGATCGCCAGCCTTCAAAGCTTTTGATAATCCCCAGACCGGCCGCATTTATTCTCATGTTTGTGTTTTCCGCGCCATGGTGCGCGAGCCAAACCAGAAAGAAACGACGGCTGCCCAAACGGCCTGAAACTCATCGTTCCAAATTATTTGGTACTGTTCTAGCGTCATCCAATCCATGCTGACGCACAAGGTCAACACACCAAACTCAAGCGCGAGAAGGTACGTCAAACACGGACGAACGGAAGCGGCCAGGTTCACAACCCACGGGCTGGCCTTCGCTTGTAGATTAGATGAGTGCTTGAGCAAAGCCTCGCCTTCGCGGATGTCAGCCTCGACGTGCATGTGTTGCAATTTAATTTCGCCTAATGCTTTCTGCTGATCGATCTGCTTTTCCATCAGCTTGAGTTCGTGGGCCTTATCGCTTTTGTCTTGGAAATAATCCATGACCTTGGGCAGGAAGCTGGTGCCAAAACCAAGGACACTGCCTAGCAATGAAAGCATTACAGAAGCACTCCTATAACTAGAACTTGCAGAACCAAAAACGTGAGGCCGACCATGTTTAGATCTCCTTCTTAACTGGTTCGCTAAAATTGATAGTGGTACACAGCGCCGCCCAGTGTTTAAACGCGCCTAACTTTTGATGATGGTCGTAATATTGTTCTGTAACATCTTGCGGTGGACACGAACTGACCGGCATTGAGGTCACGTCATGGGTGCCCTCGTTTGTGATAATGAAAACAACCAAGACCAGAAGTTTCATGCGTCTGGTTTCGGATGTTTGCTGTTATGAATGTGCATCAGGTGGTCGGTCATCTGGCGAAGCACTTTCAGTTCGGCTTGCACCGTTGCCATTTCACGGTTCTGATCGCGCAACGCTGACACGCTGTTGATTTCTTTAAGCACGTCAATTTGACTGTTAAAAACCGCACGTTGACTTTCCGCATCATCAAGGCGGGCGTCGAAGTCTGATTTAAATTTGTCAAAGTTTTTGTGAAAAATTTCGAGGTCTTCCATGACTCTTGCGAGGTTGCTTTTCACAACAGCATAGCCACCTACGACGGTGGCCAACAGCAAGACCCCTTGGATTGCGTGAGTAGCTGTTAGTTCCATTTCACCTCACCGCCGGGCCATAGGTCGCGGCCCACCACAGAAACCAAGCAATACCCCCAGCAACGGCTGCAACTGCCAAGCCTTTAGCGACTTCAATCAAGATTGCTTTGCGGCGCTCCGCACGTTCTTCAGCGTCAATCTTTTCTTGCTTTTCGCGTTCTTTTTTAGCGGCAATACGCTTTTCGCGTTCAGCTAGGATTTGATCCCAGGTGCTTTTCTCTCCTGGCTTAGACGGCCATTTAGAATTTATTTCTGTCTTTAGATCGTCGAGTTGGGTCTGAAGCTGCTTGGCCTCGATTACACTGGCGGCGGCTGCGCTGATACTTTCATCGCCGCCATCATCCTTGGCGCGTTTCTGCAAGATGCTCTTATTCTTCTGCCCTATAGAACTGCCCGGCTTGTGGCTCTTATTCTTTTCGTGTTCATCCTGTGCGCTGAAGACGCCGTCGAGACCGTGGACGATCTCTTGCACTCCACGGGCGGATTTAACTAAGGTGCGAACGCTCGCTACTGCCGCAGCAATGGTCAGGGGATCAATAACACAC